CGAAAAGGGCATTAACCCCGAAGCAAAATTTGATATATTAAAGGAAGAAAAAGGTGAAAAAAATATGACTGAAAAGTTAGAAAAAGCCCTTGAGGAGTTAAATGACTTGATGAAACAAGTTAATTCTCTTAATAAGGAAGAAGAAACGATGGAAGCCCCAATGGAAGAAGACATGGAGTACATGGCTACGGAAGATGGGAAAGAAGAGATGGAACTTTCTCTTGATGACGATGAAGCAAAAGCATTGGATGACCAAGATTTAGTACACATAGAAGCAGGTGAAGAAGTAGTAACCAATGGTAATCCTACTGCAACTCCTGCACCTCTAAAAGTGTCTAAAGAATGGGATGCATCAGAATTTAAATCATTAGATTTATCTGCTGAAAATGTTGAAAAGGCTTATGAGCAATTCAAAGCAGAACAATTAGAAAAGATTGCTTATGAAAACTTATCAAAACAATTTGAAACAAGATTTGTTTCAGAACAGGCTGTAAGAAAGTCTGCTAATGAGAGAGCAGAATATGATGCTCGTACAGAAGTAGCAGCATTAAAAGAAGAGTTTGCTGAACTACGCAAATCATTGTCTTCTAAAGACACTGAAATAGCAAAAGCAAAAGAAGTTTCGTTTGGATTACCTGAAGGTTTCCCTGCAACATCAGAAGAGTTATCTTCTATGAGTTGGGGAGATATTCACAATCTAGCGAGGAAGTTTTAGGAGTGATATAAAATGAGTGGATATACAAACACAATAAAAGATTTAGAAGCCGCAACATACGGATTAACCGGCCCTGCTGGTAATGCTCTATTGAAGAGTAGTGGTGTTGTAGGTGGATTCGGAACGCCCCATGATGCTGCATCTAACCCGTTTAGTGCTGCAAGTGGATTGGGAGATTTATACAATGTTCTTTACGGACAGAAAGTATGGTCAATGCTAAACCAAGAGGTTAATCCTCTTTCAATTCTAGCAAAAAGACCTTACACATCATCAGGATGGAGAGTTCTAAAGAGCCGACCTACTGGTGGTAGTGGTTCTGCGTTTGGAACAGGAACAACTGCTGTTGCTGCAAACACTGCTGATTTATCTACACCTAGAGTAGACCAAATTGGTGGAGTAGAAGAGAATGCAACATTAGATGGTGCAAATGGATTTAGACCACTTTCACCTGAATACGCTAAACTTTTCGTAAGCCCAAAAACTGTTGCTCATTTGTTTGAGTTCTCAGAACTTGGTATGGAATTGGCTGCTATTGATGATGGTGTCGGAGATATTCGTGCAATCGTTAGAGAAGATATGGGTAAGCATCATGCAGAAACACAAAGCAAAATGTTAGTTATGCCATACGAATCATATGATGATGGTACAGCAACAAACATTGAAAGAAACTATACTTCTTTGATGAAGATTGTTTCTTCTGCGGGTGAAATCGCTGCTATGTATAATGCTAACTTATTGACTACTGGTGCAAACAATGGAGATAACTCCGCAGTTGTTGCAGATGTAGTTAATCTGTTTGGTACAACAAGAAGTGTTACTATTAGTAGTAACGCTGCAACAGGTGTTGCTTCTTTCTTGGATGCAGAGGTTGACTTTGGAGATGGATATGCAGCAGGTGATGCTAGAGTTCTAACTCTAACTATGATTAATAGTATGATTAGAAGAATCCGTCAAAACGGTGGAAACCCAAAATGTATTCTAACAGGATACGATACTATTCAGCACATTGCTGACTTACTACAAAGCCAAGAAAGATTTATGGATAGGAAAGAGATTGTTCCTACACATAATGGTGTAAAAGGTGCAAAGGGTCAAGAAGTTGGATTTAGAGTAGCAACATACTTTGATATCCCTCTAATCCCTGCAAAGGATATGCCTTCAACTGGTAGTAACTCAACAAATGAACTGAGTGATATGCTGTTCCTAGATACAGACCATATGTGGCTATCTGTTATGAAACCAACTCAATACTTTGAGGATGGAATTACTAACGGAAACCCATTCGGTGTCGGTAAACTTGGAAACCAAGGAATGTATAGAACAATGGGTGAAACTTGCTGTTCTTTCTTCAAGGGTCAAGGTAAGATTACTAACATTAAGAGTGCTTAGGTGATTTGAATGGCTTTAGCATATACAGTTACTTTGCTTGCAGACCATAAGGGAGTTACACTTCCAAAGGCTGTTGGTGATGAATATGTTGTAGATGCTTTGATAGATGTAACGTCAATAGTCGCAGCAGGGTCAGTAATTCCTGCTTCGGCTCTTGGCCTTTCATCTCTTCATTGTGTAACTATAACTGGTTCAGACAATGCTAATGCAGTATTGCCTTTAGTAGAAATTAGTGCCGCAGGTGCATATGAGAGTGGAACATCTTTTGCTCTTATGTTTACATCACTAGATGGTACTAATGCTACTTTGGCTAATGATGCAAATGGTGGTTCAGTTCGAGTAAGAGCATGGGGCAACCTTTAAAATAGAAAATATATACCATTATAATACCGTAGTCTTATTCCCTTCTTTACTGAGGGGAATGAGATTACTATAATGGAGGAAAAGAAAATGAGTAATGTAAAATTAAAAAGAGTAAAACATGATGGCCCACTTCTACTAAGAAGAGGCGGTACAGTTTACCATATAAGCCATGATGTGAATTGCGTAGTACCCGTAGGAATTGCGGTAGGTATGCTAGGAGATGCAGGGCTAGTAGTCGAACTAACAGGTGAAGATAGAGAGGCTATTTCTAACTTTG